TGGTGAGACAGTCATTTGGCCTGCTTATCCTGGTTCTAATGATCCAGAATCTTTTACGACAGAAGGCATGGCTGGAACATATTATTATCAATGTGGAAATCATCCAGGCATGTATGGAACTTTGACAATTGTTCCAAGACCTACTACTGCTGGAGATTTTACTGATATGACAGCAAGAAAGGGAAGTCCAAATAGATATCTACATGTAGAAAATCCAAGACCATCTGTTGGATATATTCGTGAACAAAAGGGAAAGAGAATTACTGGGCAAACGTTTCCAAGAACTGCCATCTACAATACAGTCGCACCAGCACCAACATCTCAAACACTAACATTTACTGTAACAGCAAGTAGTAGCACTAACTATACATTTGCTGGTGATGCTACAGGAAATGATCCAACTATCAATTGTAATGTTGGAGATACTTTGGAGTTTAATCTTAGCACTGGAGTAACATCACATCCATTCTGGATCAAAACTTCTGCCACTACTGGAACTAGTAATGGAGTAACCACTGGAACGTTGTCTGCTAATGGTCAGACAACAGGAACAATGACTTGGGATACAACAGGGGTGACGCCAGGAACATACTATTACATTTGTCAGTTCCATAGTGGAATGGTGGGACAGATCATTATTTCATGAGGCATAAATAAACAAGAGCACTAGTATCCATTTGGTTTAGTTAGATGGCTGATCGTTTTCCCCTTATTGTTAATGCGGTTTCAAAAAAAATTGAAGAACTGATAAGCGGTGATAGTTTAGACCTCACTGGTAGTGGTATTGCTATTAGCGGATCTAATGGTACTAACGGACAGTATTTGAGAACGGATGGAAGCACGGTTCTATGGGATAATCCTGGCGATGTGTTTCTGACGGCAGAGCAGACACTTACCAATAAAACTCTAGATACTCCTACATTAATAACACCAGACCTTGGAGTTGCTAGTGCCACAAGAATAAATGGTCTTACAATTTCAACTATTAATTCTGGAACTTTATCAATTGGTGATAGTAAGACTGTAGCAATTTCAAATACTTTATCTTTTTCTGGAACGGATTCATCAAGCATAGATTTTGGAACTGGTGGAACAGTTCTTTATGATGGAGCAGTAAATTTTACTAACCTTACTGAGGGTACATCCGCTGAACTTAGAGCAAAGATCTCAGATGAAACTGGAACTGGGTTGTTAGTTTTCAATACTTCACCTCAAATTTCTACGAGTATCACATCTAATAGTACATCTTTTGATCTTCTAAACACTACAGTTACGACAGCAAATATTCTCGGCAGTGGAGAGACAATTAGCATTGGATCTTCTACTGGAACAACAACAATCAATAATTCTTTTGCTGTAACTAAGGATGTTACTCTCAACAATGCTTCAACCGACACTTGTGAGATAAAAGGTCAGGTTGACTTTACAAATAATGATATAACGGTTCGTGGTAGCACTGCCAATCCAATGACAATTGGTAGGGGTGCTGGAGCAGTAGCAACAAATACTACAATTGGTTATGCTTCTTTATCAAATAATGCTACTGGTGCTAGAACAACTGCTGTTGGATCGGAGGCAGCATTGAATAGTGATGCTGATGATAACACTGCTATTGGAGCAGCAGCATTATCAACCGCATCTACTGGTGCTGGCAATACTGCTGTTGGTTCTAATGCTGGAAAAGATATTCTCTCTGGTGCTAATAACACCGCTGTTGGATATCAATCTCAATTCACAAATAGCACTGGATCTGCTAACGTAACCATAGGTTATCGTGCTGGATATGGTATTACTGGTACTGGAAACGTTATCATTGGACCTGCTGATGAAGCAACTATTTCTGATAGTGCTACTTATGGAGCAGCAGGAGATCGTCAACTAATTATTGGTTCTGGTCCTACCGCATGGATTACTGGAGACTCTAGTTATAATATGTCTCTTGGTAATTCTACTAGCACTGTTACTGTCAATAATGATCTCACAGTTACTGGTGATCTCTTGGTATCTGGAGATACATTCACTGTCAATGTAGGAACGATTGAGGTAGAAGATAAAAATATTGAACTAGGAAAGGTAGATACACCAACTGATGCGTTAGCTGATGGCGGTGGTATTACATTGAGGGGAACTTCAAATAAAAGTATTACATATGTAAACTCAGTCACATCATGGTCCTCTAGTGAAAACTTCAACCTCTTCACTGGAAAGTCATATAGAATCAACGATGCTGTTGTACTGAGTGCTACTCAAGTTGGTCCTTCTACTGGTACGGCATCACTTGGAGCTGGTGTTACTTCATCTTCGCTAACTTCTGTTGGCACACTTACTGCTCTTGCTGTAGACAACTCAGCAGCAGCAACAATCAGTGGTAATCTTACTGTTGCTACGTCTCTGATCAAAACAGATACTACAAATAGTCGTGTTGGCATTGGACAAGCAACACCAGGAACAACCTTAGATGTAGGTGGTGATGTAAGATTATCTGGATCAGATCCAGAAATTCAGCTCAATGATGGTGGTCCTAGACTAAAAGTTCCTGCTGGTAATACACTCACTATTCATACTAGTGGTGGTTTGAATACTGCTGATGGAGAAAGGATTCGCCTTACTAATACAGCACTTGGATATGGAACGGTAAACCCACAAGAGTTTGTACATCTTGCTACAACAGCAAATACTACTATTAGAGTTCAGAGAACCTCTGGAATTACTGAAACGATCAACCTAGGAAAGATTACTTTCTATGATAATGCTGAAGAGAATTGCTATATTCAAGCAGCAAGAGATGGTGCTGGTGGAGCAGGAAAGATTCAGGTTTACACCAGAGATACTCTCGGCACTGTCAATGAGCATAGTAAGTTTAGAGCAGATGGAAATTTTGAAATTATTAATGGAGACCTTGTAGTTGCTGATGGACATGGCATTGACTTCTCCAACAGTGGAGACGCTACAGCACAGGGAGTTCAAGTTACTTCAGAACTTCTCGATGAATATGAAGAGGGAACATGGACGCCAACAGATGCTTATGGATATGAGTATATAACTCTAGCAAAATTATTAGACGGTGAAGATTACGATCCAGCACCAAATACTGTTGGATCAACAACTACTAATGTTACTGTTGCTGATCCATTAGCTTCTGGGCTTACAGTTACCTGGACGGGATTAGATGTCAACGGAAACCCAGAAGGCGTTAGAGTTTTAGATCCTGGAAATGGATTATATACATCTGGAGATATTGTTTCTCTTGATGATCCTACCGCCACTGTTCCAACTACTCTTGCTACATATACTTTAGTATTTCCTAAAGGAAGTTACACTAGAATTGGTGACATGGTTTATGCAACTTTTGATGTCACTTATCCTGGAACATCAGGAACACCAAACGCTGGTGAATCTGTACAAATTGGTGGACTACCATTTGGTGTTGCAGCACTTGGTATTCAACAAGCATGGGGAGGATTTGTTACATTCCAAGAGTATGATGGAACAGATTCTATTTTCCTAAGAGCAGTTCCTGGTGCTGCTTACTTTGAAGGCACAATTCCAAATGGAACTACACTAGTAAACTCAAACATATCCCAGCAAAGACTTGCTGGAACTATTGTATATAAAGGAGACTGATAATTATGGCTAGAAAAAAGAAAGATGTTTTTGAAGAGAACTCTATCGTTGATAAGATTGAAATTTTTCCATCTGACTCTATTCAGGTAAGGACACGTAATCAGATATTAAAAAATGGCGTGGAAATTTCATCAAACTTCCATCGCCATGTTCTTCGTAAGGGTGATGATCTATCCTCTCAAGACCTCAGGGTGCAACAGATCGCCGCTGTCGTCTGGGGGCTTGACTAGACCAGTCTTTTCTCTGTATAAGTTTTCTAGATCGGGTTGTGGAGCAGAGACGCACACAACCCTTTCGTATGGAACTTGATATAATCTATCAATACTATATGGATTCCATACGTCAAATCTTACTGCAACGTCTTGACCTTCAGTTTCTTCTGTTGTCATAATATATGGAAGTTTGAAAGCAAACCCAATTCCTCTGGTTTTTTCTTCATCATCAAACATTTCTTGGAGATCGCAGATAATATGATCACCATTTATTAGAGTAACAATAGAGACAGACATAATTCAAAACATAATTTCAATTATTTATCCTAAATAATTTTGCCTTACTCCTATACCTATGCTTGGCAACAAATCCAAAGCAAAGGTAGAAGAGAAAGACGACCAGCATGAAGATAAAAGTGAAGTCCTTGGTAATTTAGTGAAAGTTGTTGTACTTATTTGGTCTGCTTCTCTCCTAACCTTTAGTTACGTTCGCTTACCTAATGGTCAAAAGATCCTAGACTTTGACCCTACCTTCATTGCGTCGGTCTTCTCTGGATCGTTAGCTGCCTTTGGACTGTCTCCCGCTAAGAGTGGCGGTGCTGCTCCTGCCAAACCAGTAGCAAAGAAAGAACCAGAGGTTGTCTCCGCTATCGAACCTAAGAAAGATGCAAAAACTGATTAACCTAATCGCACTCCTATCAGGTCTGGTATCCCTATCAGTCGTTGGCGGGGGTGCTTATCTGTATCTGAATAAAGATACCCTAGTTGAAGATGCTAGAGCAAAGGTAACCAAAGCAGTTACCGAAGCAGTCACAGAGGCGCTACCTGGAATGATTGATGGTGCTATGCCTGAGATGCCTAAGATGACTGGAGGTGCCCTTCCTGCCACTCCTACCCCCACCACAACTGGTCCTGCGCTTCCATTCTGATATGGAAATACCTAATATCACTTCTCCTAACATTAACATTCGGGAGATTGACATTCCACAGGTAGTAACTGCTAACGAATATTATACATCAACTCCACTAGCACCACCCGTAGTGGTAAATATTGGTGTGCCTATCGTTGACGTGCCTGGTTGTGTTGAAGCCCACGAAGCAAACAACAACTCTAAAACTCTCGGAAGTGATGACGAGAGAGGTCTGGTTACGTATTGCGACGCTGGCGTTCCCAGTTATAATCCTATTAATTTTGAACCTAACCAGATGCTGCCAACACAGCGTCCAAATGTAGATACAAGGCAACCTAAAGCTCCCGCTGCTCCTGAGTTGCCGATATCTAAACCTCCCCCTGCTACTGCTAAGGTGGATTGTCCTACACCAGCACAGCAGGCAAAAGAACCTGTCGGCACATACATTGAGGGGTTTAGAAAGAAGGTAACTGACTATCAATTAGTTGGCAACCAGTGTATTCAGATTACAGAACCTGTGCCCCTACCAGAGCAGATTGTTGCTGGTCTTCCTGCTGCTGGGACAGTTGTAACTACCTCAAGTATTGCTGTAGTGGCAACAGCATCAGCACTTATGGCAAAACCGCTGGCAGATATCCTACTAAAGGTTATCAAACCAACGATTAAAAAAGTTATGAAAAAGATTGCTAAGATCAGGGGGAAGGAACCTGAGGTGTTGTCTGTAAGGGACCGCCAAGATCTTCAGCGCGAACGCTCACACGCGATTCGGGTGTTGCGGCAGACTTTGAAACCGAAGGGATAGCATGAACGTGTGGATGATCATGACCTGGAGGATTATTCACAACCACATCAGCACACACTTTATAATAAGGTGAGCGTGGGTGGAACATGATACCCTGCTTCATCAATTCACCACAGTTTTTCAACCTAGCGATCTCAAAATCTAATATCTAATTAGCAGTTGTTTGTTTCATCAGATCAATGTTAGCTTGTGCTGCTTCTTTACATTGATCCTGTAGTTTTTGATCTAGTGGTTTGCTCCATGTCATAGAGAAACCAACACCTAAGTTGTAGTTATCTTTTTGTCCCGTTCTTACAGGAACACGATATAAAATATCACCAGGATTATCAGGTGCTCCATAT